ATCACCCTCGACTCAACAGCAAACCTGTCATCGCAGGGGTATGTCAAGATTGATAATGAAGTAATCCTATACCAAAACGTTAGCGGAAATCAGTTATTAAATTGTTTTCGTGGGCAGAACAACACCACCGCCGCTGCTCACTTAGCAACCGCAGCGGTCTATCAAACGTTTTTGTTAAACGTAAATGTTTGGCCTACGCCAAACGCCCCCGGCGATCAGTACACGTTTATTTATTGGCGCTTGCGCCGCATTCAGGACGTTGGTTCAGGTGTTTCAACTCAAGATATTCCGTTTCGTTTTATTCCTGCAATGGTTGCAGGACTTGCTTCATACTTATCGGCAAAGATTCCCGGAATCGACATGCAACGGGCGATGGCATTAAAAGTAGATTATGAGCAGCAATTGCAATTAGCTATGGATGAAGACCGTGAAAAGGCTTCTCTTAGGTTTGTTCCAAGATCGCAATTTTATTGAGGTGATTTATGCCCTCTAAATATGCGTCAGGTAAACATGCAATTGCTGAGTGTGACCGGTGTGGGTTTAGGTTTAAACTTAAAATGTTGCGCCATGAAACAGTAAAGACTAAGCTATACCAAGTTAAGGTTTGTCAGGAATGCTGGAGTCCAGATCACCCTCAGTTGCAACTTGGAATGTATCCCGTTAATGATCCGCAAGCAGTTCGTGGACCACGGCCAGATGTGTCTTATTTGGTTTCTGGAAATAATGGTTTGCAAATTAACTTAATGGGCATTGGCCCTGATGGTTATGGCAACCCGGAGGGTGGCAGCAGGGTGTTTCAATGGGGCTGGAACCCAGTTGGTTTAGGTTTTGATGATGGTTTAACGCCAAACGATTTGATTGCCACTGGGTCAATTGGCACGGTATTAGTAACTACTTCTTAGGAGCCTCTTATGGCATACGAACGCAGCGCCGATGGCGTGGTAAAAAAAGGTAAGACTAAGGGCAAAAACCTTGGGAATATTGGCCCAGTTAAGGGTTTGGAAAAAGGCGGCAAAAAATCCGCTGGTGTTACTGGCAAAGCCATGCGGGCTGTTGGTCGTAACATGGCTCGAGCAAATAACCAAAAAGGTTGATCATGGGCAAATTTAGTCAAAAAATGATGGGCAAAGAGGTTGGGTCGGCCTCTGTCTATGCTGAACCTCACACAATGGGCGGCGTAAGCTTGAAGGGTTTTGGCAAAGAAGCTAATAGCGCAAAACAGTCTGCGGCAGGCTCACGCATAGGCGACCCTAATAAACAAAACGCACTGGAAACAAGCCCCACCAGCGGCTCTAAACGGGTCAGCGCAGGCGATCCCGGGCGAGATGACGTTAAGACATTAGGCATTAAGATTCGTGGCACTGGGTGCGCTACAAAGGGTGTTATGGCTCGTGGGCCAATGGGCTAAGCAATGAATTACACGCAGCTTTCAACGGCCATTAAAGACTATGCAGAGAGTTTTGAACAAGTCTTTGTAGACAACATTCCAAACTTTGTGCAGCTTGCTGAAGAACGGATTTACAACTCTGTTCAGCTTCCTGCTATTCGCAGAAATGTTACTGGAAATTTGACCGCTGGCGATAAATATCTTTCTTTGCCAACAGATTATTTGGCTACATTCTCACTGGCTGTTACGGACAATAATGGCGAGCAACAGTTTTTGCTAGATAAAGACGTAAATTTTATTCGTCAATCATACCCAAGCGCCAACGACACTGGAATTCCTCGGTATTTTGGTCAGTTTGCTCCTTATACGTTTATCATTGGACCAACACCCGATCAAAACTATGTGGTTGAGCTTCATCAATACTATTACCCTGAATCGATTGTTACCGCTGGAACTTCTTGGGTTGGCGATAATTTTGAAACGGCATTGCTTTATGGTGCGTTGCGTGAGGCCGTATTGTTTCAAAAAGGCGAGCAAGATATGGTTGCCTATTATGAAAAAATGTACCAAGAGTCAATGGCTCTATTAAAAGACCTTGGTGATGGTAAAGAGCGCCGCAGTGCATACCGTGACGGTCAACTTAAACTCCCGGTTCCGGGACCAGTTAGATAATTTAGGAGCCTATTATGGCAATTACGCAAGCAATGGCAACATCGTTTAAGGTTGAAATCCTTGACGGTATTCACAATTTTGGCACAGGCGTTATTCGTGCTTCTACAGCCGCTGACACATTTAAGATTGCTCTGTACACCTCGGCAGCAACGCTTGATGCAACGACCACTGTTTATACGACCTCTGGTGAAGTTGTAGGTACGGGCTACACCGCTGGTGGTAACACTCTCGCCGTGTCGGTTGTTCCTGTATCGTCAGGCACTACAGCTTACTTGTCGTTTACAAATAGCTCATGGTCAACAGCAACGATTACTGCTCGTGGCGCAATGATCTACAACAGCACACAAGGCAACAAGTGCGTGGCTGTGTTGGACTTTGGCGCTGACAAGGTATCGACTGCTGGTACGTTTACCATTGTGTTCCCAACTGCCGCAGCAGGTACAGCTATTATTCAGATTGCATAGGCGGTCTAGATGCCATTAGTTCTAGCGGATCGTGTACAGGGCTGTTCTATTTGTAAGGTTGAAAAACCTTTGGGTAGTTTTTCTAAACATCTTACCGGAAGGTTTGGTGTCAGCAAGACTTGTAAATCATGCAGAAATGAATATCGTAGTAAATATTATCAAGATAATAAAGAAAAAGAAGGTGCTGCTAACGCTGAATGGTCTAAAAATAATTTGCACAAAAAACGAGAATATCGTGCTAAAAGACGTGCGATTATTTTAAAAGCAACTCCTTTATGGGCTAACCATACGGAAATTAAAAACATGTACGCTGAGGCTGATTTTTTGTCTAAAGTAACGGGGATAAAATATGAGGTTGACCATATAATTCCGCTACAGGGTAAAAATGTTTGTGGTTTTCACGCCCATAATAATTTACAAATTATAAAAATGTCTGACAATCGAAAAAAAGCTGTTAAACATGAAGGGTAGATAATGGCTTTAGTACTGGCGGATAGAGTACAAGAAACAAGTGCCACAACAGGCACGGGTACGCTTACGCTTGCTGGCGCTGTACTGGGATACCAAACGTTTGCTGCTGGCATTGGCTCGGGCAACACTTGCTACTACACAATCACTAACGCTGCCGGTTCATGGGAAGTTGGTGTTGGCACAGTAGGTACTGGCACTCTAGCTCGCACAATTGTGTTGTCATCAAGTAACTCTGGGTCACTGGTATCGTTTACCGGCACATTGAATGTGTTTGTCACTTACCCTGCGGGTCGAGCTGTCTACCAAGACGCTTCTACAGGTGTGGCTTACGCCCCTGAGTTTGCTGCGAGCAACGGATTAATGTTGAGCAACGCTACGATCAATACTAGCTACACCTTCCCAACTGGGTACAACGCTGTGAGTGCAGGTCCTGTGACCGTAGCATCGGGGGTAGTAGTAACTTTACCCTCGGGAAGCGTATGGGCAATCGTTTAGGAAAATAAAATGGCACAACCCGGATTTATTAGCGTAGTACCGTACAGCAGCACAACACCCGGTGCGGTTCCGTCTGCTGGCAACATGGTGACTTCTGAGATTGCCGTTAACTCGGCTGATCGGTTGATGTACGTCAAAGGTCCGGCGGGGACTGTGGTTACGATTGGTAATGGCGCAACGGGTGCTGGTGGCGATCAAATCTTTGTGCAGAACGGTCAGACTGTAACGGCAAGCTATACACTACCAACTGGGTATAACGCCATGACAACCGGTCCTGTATCCATAAATGCGGGGGTTACGGTCACGATCCCCGATGGCTCTGTTTGGGCGATTATTTAAATGGGCATCCGACTCAAAGCCTTTGCGCTAGGTACGGTTGAGGTCAACCCTGTTGACACAGCATCTAACGTGTCTGTGAACGTGCAGGCAACGAATGGTGTGTTGTCGTATGCAGACTCGGCTACGGGTGGTTTGTTCTTGCCAGTAGGTACAACGGCACAACGTCCTGCAAGTCCTGCGACAGGGCAGATGAGATTTAACACCACGACAGGTTCAGTCGAAACCTACAACGGAACTTCTTGGGGCTAATATGGCTGGGTCAATTAAATTAAACGCACCTGCTGGCGGCTCAGTCACACTGAACGCAGTGGATACCGCATCAAACTTTGTAATGTCTGTACCTGCTGCGGCTGGCGTGTTGATTAACGCTGATTCAGCGACTGGTGCGGCGCAACTTCCTGTTGGCACTACGGGGCAAAGACCTGCTTCGCCTGTGACTGGGCAATTGCGCTACAACACAACAACGGGCGGCACAGAAGTTTATAACGGCACGGCTTGGGCAGCATTAGGTGCGGCGTATGCAGCTTCCATTTTAGTTGTTGGCGGCGGCGGAAGCGGCGGAAGTATTAGCAACAACGCAGGCGGTGGCGGCGGTGCAGGTGGATTCGTTACTGCAACTAATTTTGCTTTGCAAAAAGGTATCACTTATACCGTGGTTGTTGGCGCAGGCGGAGGAAACACATCAACCTTTGGTGGTTTGATTGGCGCTCTTGGTGGTGGTTCTGGAGGTAGTTTTAACGGCAGTGGCGGCACAGGTTCTTCAGGTGGTGGTGGCGGTGGGGTTAGCAACAGTGGCGGTGGCGCAATTACTTACGGTGTCTCTATTGGTAGGGCTGGCGGTTTAGGTGGAAACGCTGCTGGCGGCGGCGGTGGCGGGGCTATTGGTGCTGGTTCTAACGGCGGAAACACAACTGGCGGTGCTGGTGGTGCTGGTACTACCTCGTCTATTACTGGAACATCTGTTGCCTATTGTGGCGGCGGTGGCGGAATGGGGCAAGACGCTGGCGGTGCAGGTGGTTCGGGTGGTGGCGGTGCTGGCGGTGCAAGTGCTGGTGGTACAGCGGGTACTGCAAATACTGGCGGCGGTGGCGGTGCTGCTAGTGGTGCAGGCGGCTCAGGTGTTGTCATCTTGTCAGTGTTGACATCAAACTACTCTGGAACCACAACAGGCTCGCCCACAATCACTACATCAGGCGCAAACACAATTATCAAGTTCACGAGCAGCGGCTCGTACACGGCATAAGGAAAAAACATGACAGCCAAGAACGAAACCTTTGACATGGATATTGAGTTAGCTCATAGCCTGTTTGAGTATCGTGACGGTGCTTTGTACTGGAAGGCTGACGTTGCTCGCAATGTGAAGGCTGGTGACCGTGTTGCCAAGAATAGTAATGCACCACGTTTGCGAGTCTGTTATGACGGTAAATTTCACACTATTCACCGTATTATTTTTGCCATGAACCACGGCTACTACCCAGAAGTTGTTGACCACATTAACGGCGATGGGCGGGACAATCGGCTTGAAAACCTACGGGCTGCTGATATGAAAACCAACGCTCAGAATCGTAAGCGTCACACGCAAAATACTAGCGGTATGAAGAATGTCGGATTTAAGTCTGCGAGAAACAGGTGGCGTGTCACGGTTACAAGAAATGACGGCACGACTATGGATAAGTTGTTTAAACATTTTGATATTGCCTGTACGGTTGCTGAGTTAGCTCGGTTTAAGTACCACGGCAAATTTGCACGGGCATAGGAGAACGATATGGTTGCGACAGTAGGCGGCACAACAGGGTTCGGCCCTCCATCATGGACAACAGCAGGTCGCCCATCAAGCCCTGTAAACGGACAATTGGGGTGGAATAGTACGCTTGGTCAATTGGAAAGCTGGACGGGATCACAATGGCAGCAGATTACATCGTTGCTGTATAGCGTCAGTTATTTGGCTGTTGCTGGCGGCGGTGGCGGGGGTTACAGCTATGGTGGCGGTGGTGGTGCTGGTGGGTTTTTAACAGGCACGGTGGCTGCAAACTCTGGATCAGCGTATTCAATTGTCATTGGCGCAGGTGGTTCTGGGGCTGCATCTAGTTCAGTTGCTGGAGGCAATGGGGTTAATACCACAGGACTTGGAATTACGGCTATTGGCGGCGGCGGTGGTGGCTCTTATAGTGGCACATTTGTAAGCACCACAGTCGGTCAAGCGGGTGGTTCTGGCGGCGGCGGTTCTGGACAATATGCAGGAACTAATATTTCTGGTGGCGCTGGGACTTCAGGACAAGGAAATGCCGGAGGCTCTAGCACAGGAACAGCAAATTATGGTACTGGCGGCGGCGGTGGGGCTAGTGCAGTTGGCGGCTCAGGTACTACAACCAATAGCGGCGCAGGCGGTGCGGGGTCATCCAGTTCAATTTCAGGCTCTGCCGTAACATATGCAGGCGGCGGTGGTGGAGCTGGTGGTAGTGCTACGGCTGGCGCTGGTGGCGATGGTGGCGGCGGGGCAGGTGGAACTACTGGCGGTACTGCGGGTACTGCTAACACTGGTGGCGGCGGCGGTGCGGCTGGTGGTGGTTCTTATGTTGGGGGAGCAGGCGGCTCTGGGATATTTATCATCTCCTACGCAGGCGCACAACGTGGCACAGGCGGCACAGTCACATCAGTCGGTGGCAACACTATTCACACATTCACATCATCAGGCACTTACACTGCTTAATCTGATTTTTAAAGGAGCCCAACATGGGACATTTTTGTAAGATTGTTGACGGAAAAGTTGCAACTGTTATTGTTGCTGAACCAGAGTTTTTTGATACTTTTGTAGACTCGTCACCCGGTCAGTGGTTACAAGTTTCATACAATACCCGTGGTAACGTCCACTACGATCCAGCCACAGGTCAACCATCGGCGGATCAATCAAAAGCGTTGAGAGGCAATTACCCCGGCATTGGTTATCACTACGACCCCGTAGCAGACGTTTTTTATCCGCCACAACCATACGCATCATGGGTACTAAGCCCACACACAGCGTTATGGGAAGCGCCTGTTGCTATGCCTGCTGACGGTAAATCGTACGAGTGGAATGAAGCCACGACTTCATGGAAAGAATTGGTTGTTGCTTAATTAAGGAAAGATCATGGCTCTAGTTGTAGGCGGTACTGATTATGTGCAAATGCCGAACGGTACAACGGCTCAACGCCCCACTACGCCTGCGGCTGGCATGACTCGCTATAACTCAACGACTAGTTTGCTTGAGTATTACAACGGAACAACGTGGATAACTGCTGGTACTGCTTATCCTATAAATTCTCTTGTTGTAGCTGGCGGTGGCGGCGGTGGTTATGGAACAAATGCAACAGGAGGTGGTGGTGGCGCAGGTGGTTTGTTATTAACTAGCAATTCTATTGCTTTAGTTGCTGGCGTTTCATACACAGTAACTATTGGCGCAGGTGGCGCAGGTTCTACTGGATTATTTAACGGAACAAATGGTAGTAATTCTTCATTTGGTGTTGTAGCTGTTGCAACAGGAGGCGGTGGCGCAGGTTTTGGTAATGGCGGTGGTGTTGGTAGTGCAGGAAGTAACGGCGGTTCGGGGGGTGGTACAGGACAAAATGCAAGCCCAAGTGGTACAGGCATTTCTGGGCAAGGATTTGCAGGTGGTACAAGTTCAGGAATTCCAAGTGGCGGCGGTGGCGGCGGTGCTGGTGCTGTTGGTTCTAATGCAACTTCAGCTAGTGTGGCTGGTGCAGGTGGCATTGGTGTTGCTACAAGTATTAGTGGTTCATCTGTTTATTATGGCGGTGGTGGTGGTGGTGCATCAAACGCTGGAAGTGTTGGCGCTGCGGGTGGGAATGGTGGCGGTGGTAATGGGGGTAGTTATTCTGGAACTAATGCAGGAACGGCTGGCACAGCGAATACAGGCGGCGGCGGCGGCGGTTCTGGTTCAGCGGCTTCAGCAAATGGCGCAGCAGGCGGTTCAGGCATTGCAATTATTAGTTATTTTGGTTCGCAACGTGGCACAGGCGGTACAGTCACTACAAGCGGCGGTTATACAATTCACACCTTTACAACTTCTGGAACTTACACGGCGTAAATCATGGCTCTTGAAATTCAAAACGTAGATTATCTGCAATACCCTGCTGGCACAACGGCTCAACGCCCGACACCATCGGCGGGAATGATGCGCTTTAACACAACGACTGCGCTGATGGAGTATTACAACGGGTCGGCGTGGATAAGTATCTAGTACCTATTGCAGCGGTGCTACTTTTACCAGTAGTGCTGCTGTGTAGCGTGTGGCTAATACCGTGGTTTATTTTTGCAGTGTTTAAACAGAGGTAATGAATGCTTGGCTTATTCCCTATTGCGGGAGCGCCGTTTGCTGATATAGGGGCATCGAGCGTATCTGTCTCTGTTACGGTAACTGGAGTTACTGGCACGGGGGTTTTAGGCACAGCTACGGTTACTGCTGATGCTAATGTCAACGCCACAGGCGTAACAGGTACAGGCGTTTTAGGCACGGCTACAGTTACTGCTGGCGCTACCGTCTCACCTACTTTTGTTCGTGGTACAGGGTCAATAGGTACAGCAACAGCAACAGGCACGGCTAACGTTTATCCTACTGGCGTAGTTGGTACTGGAGTATTAGGTACAGCCACGGTCACGGCGGGTGCAACGGTCAACGTCACAGGCGTTAGAGGCACTACGGCTCTTGGCACGGCTACGGTTACTGCTGGGGCTAATGCGTTTCCAACAGGTGTTGTTGGTACAGGGCAAGTAAACTCTGTTACGACTAATGCTGACGCTAATATTTACCCAACTGGGGTCAGTGCAACAGGAAGAATTGGTACAGTATCAGTTGATTTAAATCTTAATGTATTCGTAACAGGCGTTGTAGGTACTGGCAAGATTGGTACGTTCTTTGTGTGGAGCGACATCGTTCCGATTCAGGCATCTAACTGGGTAGACATCAATGACACGAATGCTGAAACTTGGGCGGATATTACGCCAACGCAGACAACAAATTGGCAAGATATTCTTGCCGCATAGGAGCTAATAATGCCCAGTACTTACAGCCCATCACTCAAACTTGAACTCATTGCAGACGGTGAACAACCCGGCACTTGGGGTCAGACAACCAACACAAACCTCGGCACATTGCTTGAGCAAGCTATCACGGGCGTGGTAACAATTGTGATGACTAACGCCGACTACACACTCACCGATTTAAACGGTCTGTCTGATGAGGCACGAAACGCTGTGCTTGTTGTGACTGGAACTAATGCTGCATCCCGCAAGGTCGTTGCACCGCTGGTGAACAAGCAATACATTGTCATCAACAACACCACAGGCGGCTTCCCAATTACGATTGGTGCAACCACAGGCACAGCAGTGACCATCGGCAACGGTGTGACACAAGTTGTTTACTGCAACGGTACAAACTTCTCTGCACTACTAACATCAATCAACGGGGGTACGTTTTGATTATTGAGAACCAAGCCACGGATTTAGAAGCCGCACACAAGATTGAAATCCTTTGCCCATCGTGCAACGCAAACGTGACGCAAGATGAGCTTGATAAAGCGCAGTGTTCAGACTGTGGTGCTGACTTAGCCACACCTAAGCAAAACGTTGAGATTCATGCAACGTCTGTTCCAGCTTTCATCATCGCCTTCACGGGGTAAATTATGTTCCCACTTATGGACATCCTCGGTATTGGCATGAAGGTCTTGGATAAGTTTTTCCCTGACCCTGAACAGAAAGCCAAAGCCCAGCTTGAACTCATGCAGATGCAGCAGAACGGTGAGCTTGCCAAGATGCAGGCTGACATGCAAGAGCAAGGTGAGCTTACTAAGCGCCAAGAAAACGACATGAGGTCTGACTCTTGGCTATCTAAAAACATTCGCCCTATGACCCTCATAGCGATCCTGAGCGGCTACTTTACGTTCGCAATGATGAGCGCCTTTGATATTGAAACCAACAAGGCATACGTTGAATTGCTTGGTCAGTGGGGGATGCTTATTATGTCCTTCTACTTCGGCGGCAGAACGCTTGAGAAGATCATCGACATGAAAAGCAAAAGCGGCGACAAAAGCGAAAAGTAATGGCGACAGCTAAAAAACCTGCAGTTAAACGAGCGCCAGTAAAACGGGTTGCAAAGCCTGCGCCCGTAAGAAACCCAGACTTTACCGACAAGGTTGTTGACCTCATTAAGTGGGTGGACAGCCCGTTTAAACTGATCTCAGTGGTGCTGATTGCGTTTGTTGCGTTTGCTGGCTACTTTGCTTGGGATTCACGGCAGGTCATTCTGGGTGCAATTAGTAGCAAGAAGACTGAACTCAAAGAGCCAATGCTGGTTGAGGCTATTGCCAAGTCTTTGATTTACGACCTAAGTGCAGATGTGGTGATTGTGAACTCAGTCAATCTTCAGTCAAACAGCCGCACAACCATCTTGGCAATGAGCAATCAAGGGCGGGAGAAGTCGCTTGAAGGTGCAATCAATGCCTTGTTTACAAGCACCCCTGAGCATAACCGTGCGGTCATTACGATGTTTCAAGGCGAAGTAGCTTGTGAACCATTTGTGCCAAGCTCAAAACTTGGTGAGTACGTTGTCAAGCATGGCGTGACGTATATGTGCCGTGGTGCTGTACCCCCAGAACAAGGGCGCTTTGTAGGCTACATTGCGGTGGGTTTTAAGCTGCCGCCTAAAGATATTATGCAAGCCAAAACCCGAATTAACTTAGCCTCAGCGGAGATGAGTAAATGATTAGTAATTGGGATCAAGCGTTTAAACAGATGCTCGCCTCAGAAGGCGGCTTCACTGATGACGAACGTGATAACGGTAACAAGTTACCAGACGGGCGCAAAGGCTCAACCATGCTTGGCGTGACTCAGTTCAACTGGGAGCAACACATTGGGCATCAAGTTACGCACGACGATATGCGTAAGCTAACCCCCGCTGATGTGGAACCCCTCTACAAGAAAAAATATTGGGACGTTGTGCGAGCTGACGAGTTGCCATCTGGCATTGACTACTTGGTGTTTGACATGGGCGTGAACGCCGGTCCGGGGCGGTCAATTAAGCTACTACAGACTGCTGTAGGTGTACCTGCTGACGGTGGGTTTGGTCCGATGACGATGGCTGCTGTGCAAGCTGCTGACCCTGCGGAGTTGATTGAGCGTTTCAGCCAAGCTAAGGAAGATTTTTACCGTAGCCTTGATTCTTTTTCTGTATACGGTACAGGCTGGCTTAATCGTGTTGCAGACGTTAAACTGAAAGCCTCAAGTATGTTGGGGTAACCTATGCCGTTACAGAAAATTACATTTAGGCCGGGGATAAATCGTGAAGGAACCAACTACAGCAATGAGGGTGGGTTCTATGACTGCGATCACATTCGTTTTCGTTCAGGTCAGGTTGAAAAGATTGGTGGGTGGACTCGCTTATCTAACGGTTCGTTTCTCGGCACAGCTAGGGCTTTGTGGAACTGGATCAACCTTGAGGGTACAAACTACCTTGGGGTCGGCACAAACTTAAAGTATTACATTGAGTACGGCGGTGGCTACTACGATGTGACCCCCATCAGAAAGACCGTAAACCCTATGCTGGGCGCTGTACCCCCTAGCACTGGCAACCCGCTGTCTACTGCCTACAGTACGCTGAATGGTGGTATCTCTGCTACAGCAACATCTTTGGTGCTGACTTCCGGTGCATCGTTTCAGAACTCGCCGGGCATTATCAAGATTGACTCTGAACAAATCTACTACACAGGCAAGTCAACCAACACCCTGACAGGGCTTGTGCGTGGCTACAACGGCACAACTGCGGCAACTCATGCTACTAGCGCACCTGTAGGCTGTTCAACGGTTACCGTGACTGATGTTGCAGATGGCGTGGTTAAAAACGACTTTGTGACGTTTAGTGGGTTGACCGCTACGGGCGGGTTTACAATTGGGCAGCTTAACGCCGAACAACAAGTCTTTAACGTCATTACCGTAGACAAGTACACCTTCAATGTGTCAGGCGTGTTTTCTACCAGTGCGGTGACCGCTGGCGGCGGAACGGTTGGAATTGCTGCGTATCAGATCAACACGGGTCTGGATGTTTACGTTATTGGCACAGGCTGGGGCGCAGGGGTCTGGGGTCGTGGCGGCTGGGGTAGTGCATCATCAACACAAGCGGTTGGCGCTCAGTTACGCCTCTGGTCAAACGACAACTATGGTCAAGACTTAATTATTGCTCCACGCAATGGTGGCATTTACTACTGGGCAAGCGCAAGTGGGCTAACTACCCGTGCCAAGCTGTTAAATGATTTGTCAACGACAAAAGGTTACGATGGGGCGTATGTCCCAAACAAAACGCTTGAAATTTCAGCATCGTCTATTCAACGATTTGTTATTGCCTTTGGCGCTAACCCATATCAATCTGGAACGCCTAATACTGAATTTAACCCAATGCTTGTGCGTTGGTCTGATCAGGCAAATCAATATCAATGGGTTCCTGATGTAACAAACCAAGCCGGTGAATTTGGACTATCGCATGGATCATCAATTGTTTCTTATATCAATACTCGCCAAGAGATTTTGATCTGGACTGACTCTGCGTTGTACTCAATGCAGTATGTTGGCGCACCGTATGTATGGTCGTTCCAGCTTTTGATGGACAACATTTCCATCATGTCACCAAATTCAATTTACACAGTCAACAACGTGACCTACTGGATGGGCAATGGTAAGTTCTACCAATACTCTGGCCGTGTTGACACTTTGCCATGTTCTTTGCGGCAGTATGTTTTTAACGACATCAATCAAAATCAATCATACCAAGTGTTTGCTGGTGGCAATGAGGGTTACAACGAAGTTTGGTGGTTTTATTGCTCGTTGAATACAGACCTTATCGACAAATATGTCATTTACAACTACCTCGATAAAACTTGGTATTACGGCACAATGTCTCGCACCGCATGGCTTGATTCAGGCATTAGGGAATACCCTATGGCCACGGATTACAACAACCGTGTGCTGTACCACGAGTCTGACGTTAACGATGTAGCAGGAACATCTCCGCTACCAATCAACTCTTATGTGCAATCTTCAGATTTTGATATTGGCGATGGGCACAACTTTGGTTTTGTTTGGAGAATTCTACCTGACGTTAATTTTAACGGATCAAATATTGACCGGCCGTTTGTCACCATGACGGTCAAGCCACGCCAAAACGCTGGAACTCCATATGGCTCTGCAAATATTCCGGTTGTTCAAAGTGCTGATAATTATTTAAATCGCAACTCATACAACATCCAAGAATTTGATGGTCAGGTCTATACCAGACTTCGAGGCCGTCAAATGAGTTTTAGGATTGAGTCAACAGAGCTTGGTGTTGCGTGGCAACTTGGCGCACCAAGAATTGATATCAGACCAGACGGAAGACGCTGATGAGTACTGGAACAACGCAATACCCAAACCTTCCTATTGCTCCAAAAGAGTATGAACAGGGCTATCTTGAACAGCTTACAAATACTTTAAGGCTGTATTTTGCACAGTTAGATAACCCGGGATTTTCGGCTGCAAGTGGTTTAAACTTGAATATAGACAGGCTTCCGACTCAAACAAGTCTTGCCACCCTGCGGGCTGGTGATGTGTACCGTGACACAACGGCAGGAAACGTCCTAAAGGTTAAAGTATGAACATTGAAGAGCTTAGTAAAGACCCTAAATACGTCTCTGTAGAACACCCTTATGTGGAATTTGCAGAGGTTGATGACATTTGGGTTAGGGCTTATGCCATTGAAAAGGCAGAAAGCATTGCTGCTCAACATGTTCATACGCACGATCACATAACATTGGTTTCCCGTGGAACAGTTGAAGCTTGGCAAGACGAAGAGCGACTCGGTGTTTACACGGCTCCTGCCATTATTAAAATTTTAGCTGGCAAAAAACATCTGTTTAAAGCGTTGACTGATGATGTTGTATTTTGCTGTTTACACAATCTACGGGGCACAGGCCTCGAATCTCCCGAAATAATGGAAGGGGTTTAATCATGGCTATTATGGCTGGATTGGCTATTGGCGCTCTTGTTGGTGCTGGTGTTGGCGGTGCTTCTGCTGCTTTGCAACATAAAGACATTGGTCAAGGCGCTTTATATGGCGGCTTGATGGGTGCAGCTACCGGCGGCATTGGTGGGGCAATGGGTGGCGTTGGTGCGGCTGTTGGCGAGGGCGCAATTGGAAGTACCGTTGGAGACGTTGCTGGGTCAACGATTGCTAACGTCCCAGTGGGTGCGGGAGTGGACACTTTAAGTTCTGTTGGCAACGTTGCAATGGATCAAGCGGGAAATGTTATTCAACCTTCAAGCATTTTAAACACTGGCGCAATAAACGCATCAAACACCCTTACAACACCCGGAATTAACGGCGTTCAAAATGCAGCATTAAATTCTGGTCAAGCATCTCCGGGATTTACAGGGTTTGATGCGTTTAAATCAGACCCCATGAAGTACCTTGGTGAAAACAAGATGTTACTTGGTGCGGGCGCTGTTGGTGGCAGCATGGCCAATACAAACCAACCTAAAGGCCCTGACATGGGCACTATTCGCCCATACGAGTACACAGCCGGTTTAAACCCCGGATACACAGGCTCAGGAACGCCTTACTTCAACCAAAGGTACAAAGCCTTACCAACCTATGCCGCTGCAGAGGGTGGCATTGTAGGGCTTGCTGGGGGCGGAAGTGCCGTCAGTGACTACAACAACATGCTCATGCAGCGAGCGCAACAAGAGTACATTAACAGCCCTCAGTTGCCAGCTTTTAGGTCTCAGCTTCCAATGGCACAAGTGGCTCCTCAAGCTCCGCAAATCCCAGTTGCGGCAGATGGTGAATTAACATTTGATCCAGTAACCAGAAAGTATATTAGCTCAGCAGCGCCAAAAGCAGAGGCTTCTGGAATATCAAGCCTTTCATCAAGCGTCCCAACTGGCGACAACCAAGTTGGCGGTGGTGGTGCAGCAAATGGCGGCTTAATGCGTTACGCACTAGGTGGCGGGATTGGCGAGAGTTACGGCGGGCCAGACACCAACATTCATTATGACAATGGCGGAGTAATGGGCTTCAATCAGGGAATGCAATACCCCATGCAAGGCACTAATCAAAACTTTGCTCAGGGCGGCATTTCAAATCTTGGTGATTATTCTGATGGCGGCAGACTTTTAAAAGGCCCCGGCGATGGAGTGAGTGATGATATTCCTGCTCAAATTGGTGATAAGCAGCCTGCTCGTCTTGCTGATGGTGAGTTTGTCGTTCCTGCTAGGATTGTTTCTGAATTGGGAAATGGGTCTACAGATGCCGGTGCTAAGCGACTATATGCCATGATGGATCGTGTTCAGGCCAATCGTGGAAAGACTATTGGCAAAGGAAAAGTTGCTGTAAATTCTAAGTCAGACAAATACTTACCGGCATGATTATTCAACATGTTCCGGTAGAGTTTGTAAATCAAATCTGGCCTCAGGTTGATAAATTTATTCAAGTTGCTATTGAACAACAAGATGGCGATAAAGATTATTCGCTTGAGCATGTAAAGACTTTTTTAATCACTGGCCAATGGTTGTTATTAGTGGCCTCAACAGAAGAAAAAGAAATAAAAGGCGCTGCCACAATCAGCTTCTCAAACCGCCCTAATCATCGAGTTGCTTTTATTAATTACATCGGTGGTCGGCTAATTACAAATCCAAGCACGTTTACACAGATGTGCGAAGTTTTAAAGCGTTACGGCGCTACAAGCATTGAAGGTGCGGTCAACGAGTCTGTTGCACGGCTTTGGCGGCGTTATGGGTTCACTGAAAAATATTCGATTGTCGGGGTAACAATATGAAGTACAACCATTTTGACATGCTGCCTGAGCTGGCTTTTTTAAAAGTTGGCGGAAAAATTAAGCCTCAAGGCGGTGGTGGGCCAACTGGCTCAACTCAGACCGCAAGCACAATTCCAGAATACGCACGGCCTTATGTTGAAAGCACTCTTGGCCAAGCCAAGGCTTTAACCGACATAAACAACAATCCGTATCAGCCATATCAAGGCCAACAACTTGCAGGGTTTACCCCAATGCAAGCTCAGGGCATGACGGCCATTGGTGACATGCAAGTTGCTCCGCAAATTGCTATGGCCACAAATTGGGCAAACCAAGGCGCTGCGGGTGGAATGGATTCTGCCCCCGTTGCCTATGGCTATGGCGCACAAGGAAACCAAGCTGGTCAACAAGGTTTAAACATTGGAACCACTGGCGGTCTTGGGTATGGTAGCCAAGCTGCTGGCTTGGCAGGAGCCAACATGGGTGTTGGTCTTGCTGGAATGCAAGCTGGTATGGGCTATGGCCAGCAGGCTCAAGACCCAAGTGCTGTTCAAAATTATATGAACCCGTACCTTCAGGCGTCTTTGCAACCGCAGCTTGCGGAAATTCAGCGCCAGTACGGAATTTCTGGCGCACAAGGTCAAAGCAATGCCACTCAAGCCGGTGCTTTTGGCGGAAGTCGTGAAGCGTTGATGGCTTCTGAAAACCAGCGCAATAAAAATACTGCAATGAACCAAGCCATTGGCCAAGGTTATAACAATGCTTACAACGTTGCCAATCAAAACATGCAGGCTGGTGCGTCACTTGGGATGCAAGGCGCACAAACAGGCCTTGCTGGGTTAAGCGGAGCTAATCAAAACTATGCCACAGGGCTTCAAGGTGTAAACACGGCATTAGCAGGAACCGCACAAGGTATGCAAGGCGCACAAACCGGGTTGGCCGGGGTATCTGGCGCTCAGGCCGGGTATGGTCTTGCCATCAACGGCGCTAATACACTGAACAACTTAGCCAACACCCAATACAATCAAGAGATGGGCATTGCTCAGGCTCAAATGGGCGCTGGCGCTCAACAGCAGGCTTTGCAGCAACAAGGTTTAAACACGGCTTATGGTCAGTATCAACAGCAGCTTCAGTACCCTTACCAACAATTAGGATTTATGCAGGGCATGTACACCGGTTTGCCATTAAACAATACGGCACAAACCATGTATCAAAACCCAAGTGCAATTTCTCAAGTTGCCGGTCTTGGAACCGCTGCCGCAGGCGCTTACGGGCTTTATAAGGGCGCAAATACAGCCGCTGCGGGTGGCAAGAAAGGCGGTCGTGTTCATGGCGGCGATGGCCTTGACACTCTTGGAATCTACAACGTGATGAAAGGGCACTAGCATGAACCCAATTAGCCTAATGGCAGACGCAGGAAAGCTTAGCATTGGTCAACTTCAGCAAGCCGTAAGAAACGGCACAGTCCCTGCTTACATTGGCATTCCAATGATGCAAGAGAAGATGAAAGAGGCCAAACAAGCTCAGACCCCTCAGGCTCCTTCTGAGCCTCCTATTGCCCAACAAGTAATGGCTCAGGCATCAGGCATTGATCAAGTGCCAAGCAATCTACCAACGCAAGCTATGAACGATGGTGGCATTGTTGCGTTTGCTAATGGTGGTTCTAACACAACTTCATTTGGCGATGATGAAGATGATGATTACGAAGAGTATCAGTTAGCTCAAGATGAAGCTGAGCATCAAAACTCTATGGCCATGCATCAACAAATGGCAGAATCTGGGGGCTTTGGAGGATTAAAAACCCCTGTAAATCGTACCCCTCCAGTTGAAGGTGGAATTACTAGTGGAAAAAATTATGACGAGCATCAATTTGTGCGTGGTGTGGGCAATGGACACAAAGGCATTGATTATGCAATGCCTGTTGGAACTCCAATTTCACCAAAAGTTGAAGGAACTCTTCGCTACAACACCCGTGATCCTAAGGGCTGGGGCAACGCCGCAGAGATTGTTGATGACAATGGTCGTGTATTGCAGCGTTTTGCTCATCTGAGCCGTTTTGAAGCTCCTGAAGGCACTCGTGTAAAACCCGGGCAAGTTATTGCAATGTCAGGCAATACTGGTCGCAGCACAGGCCCGCATCTTCATGTTGAAAATTTCCATGCTGATGGTGGTATTACCCGCCTTGCGGGCGGCGGCATAGCAAGCTTTAGTGGCACAAAAGGAAGTTTAATTACCAATTCTTCAACACCCTATAATTCGGCTCCAAAAGACGAAGAAGAATTAAAAACAGAAAACAATGTTTTTGACATTATTACGCCAATGCAAAGACGCTTACAAGCGGCTAAAGATCAAGCAGCCGCTGATGCAGCCGCTCGTGGGCAACCAATTCAAGAACATAATTTTAATGAATCAATAGACTCGTCTTTGGCGGGAAACTTTAAACCAAGTCCTTTAATTCCTGCTGGCGCAAAAGGGCATGGAATGGCAGATTATCAACCCGGATTGGCCGCTTTTCCAGACATGATCTCCAATGACGGAATGTATGGCGGAACACCACCATCAAAAGATTTTTCTTTTGCAAAACCTGTTGTTGAACCAAATGGTGGATCACCTGAACTATCTAGGCCGTCTGGAAACAAAGAAACAACTTCCGCTGGCGGCAATGGAACAAAAGAAAATTCTGACTATAAAGACTTCATGGATTACTTTAAGAAAGGCCATGAAGACCTTAAGGCTCAAAGAGAAGAAGACAAGTACATGGCCATCTTACAGGCCGGTCTTGGCATGATGGCAGGAACATCACCTAACGCACTGGCCAACATTGGTCAGGGTGCGTCTGCGGGTATTGCCAATTATGGGGCTTCAGCTAAACAACGTGCGGCAGAGAAAAACGCTTTGTTAAAAGGCGAAATTACCGCTCGCCGCTATCAAGAGATGGGCGAAGACCGCAGGTCGGCACAGAGAATTGCAGAGGGTCGTTATAAAGACGCTTTAGATTATCGAGGCGAAAAAGATAAAAACGAACTTGATGAAAAAGAATCGGCTCGTCTTGCGAGAACAGAAAGTGCAATTTCAAAGCAAATTGACACAAGAGAAAAAGCAATTGAAGCTATGGTAAACAAAGAGTATGACAACATAGTATTAAAATCTCAACCAAATGCCGAGGCCAAAAAAGCCGCTCGTATTGCACAATTAAAAGCAGAAGATTCTGTTTTAAAACGCCATCACAAGTCTTTAAGCACAATTTATCCTAAGATTTTTGGGTTTGATTATGAAGCGCCAAATTATGGAGCTTCAACAACTACCAAAAGAGAATACTTTGATGTAAACGGCAAGCCTGTTAAGTAAGGAATGTTATGTCGATTGAAGCGCAACTGTTTGACGGCACTGTTCTTGAGTTCCCAGACGGCACAGAACGTTCTGTTATTGAAAGCACTGTTCAAAGATTAACCGCAGAAAGAAGGCCGAAAGACGACAGCAGCGATTTGGTTCGTGGGTTTAAGGCATATCCGTCCGGTCTTCAAGAAACTTTTGGCGGCGCACAGGCATTGCTTGGTGTTGGCGCTGAAAAAACCTTTGGTAAAAGCGGTGTATCAGATTACCTGATTGAAAGGGGCACTAAAAACTTAAAAGAGGCTGAGGCCGAACAACAACGCACGGCCAAACCAACCGATGAATTTACCAACGCTTGGGAAGCCGGAATTGGCACGGTTATTACTGACTGGCTTCCTTACCAAATTGGTTCTGGTGCAGCCAACCTATTAGAAACCGCTGCTGTTGCGGCCACAGGTGCTGTTGTTGGTTCTATTGCCGTTCCGGGGGCTGGTACTCTTGGTGGCGGTTTGACTGGATTTGTTAGCAAAAAGTTAATTCAGAATGGCATAAAAGAGGCCGCTGAAAAAGTACTAAAAGAGCGTGGCAAAGATGCCGCAGAAGCTTTTATTCAGGCCGAGTCTAAAAAAGTAGTTAGCGCAGAGGTTGCTGCACTTGCAGAGGCCGGTGCAAAGAAAGCTATTGGGTCTGGCGCTGCAATGGTTGGTCAGGCTGGTTTTCATGGCATGGGCGAGGTTACAAGCGGTGCAGTCCAAGAGGCTGAGCGACAAGGCTTAACCGCCCGAGACATTGACCTTGGCCGAGTCTTGCCTGCGGTGGCCATTCACTCAGCCGCTGATTTTATTTCCAACAAGATTGGCCTTGGTGCGCTAGACGGACTTGCCGCACCTACTAAGTCAATGCTTTTGAACGTTGCAAAAAGTATTGGCGTTACAGGGTTTAAAGAAGTACCCCCTGAGCTTTTGCAAACCGCAATGGAGCTTTATGGTGCGGGTCTTCCGTTAGATGATCAAGAAGCAATTAATAAGTACATCAATACTGCTGCTGCGGCCTTTGGCATGTCCGTTGTCCCCGGGGGTATTGGTGGAATGCGCTCAAGAGTGGTGGAGAAAGCTGCCGCCCCAGATCAAACCGGTTTAGATCAAACCAACGCACTTGGGCAAACGCCTGACCAGCTTGGCCAACAGACCGCCATTCCTCTTGACAACTTTGCACCAGCCAATCCTGCTGATGCGTTTCACCCTGCCATTGCCGGTCAAAGTCTTTTAGCGTTGCCTGCTCCTGCCACACTGGTTGAGCCTGAACCAATGCAGACAAGCCTCCAGAACCCTCTTGGAAGCTTTACTTACGACAACTTCACGCCAGTGCAGATAAAGGCGTTGAACGACCTCAGGAAAGCTGAAGGCAAGCCTAAGCTGCCACAAACGTTTTCTATTGAAGACATTGCTGATCTTAGTCCTGCAAAAGGAGTGCTTGATTCGCTCATCACTGCTAAATCAGGCTACAACGGTGAACAAGTCACCTTCCAACAGCTTATCGATATTGCTCAGCTTAAAAACATTGACATCACCACCCAAGGATTTAGAGACTTCTTGCGCCGAGCAACAGGCACAGAAAAACTTGAGGACTTGTCTCCTCCTCAGTTGTTTGCGGCAACCAAAGCCTTAGACAGTGTTCAGCCGTTTGAAGAGATGACAATCCTTCCGGCTGACGTTAGTAACGCTACACATTACACACCAGATCAATACAACAAAGCCATTGGCGGCATCGACCTAGCTTTTAAAGAAATTGAGGGTAAACCCTTGGGTCGTCAGGCAATGCTGACCGAGATCAAAGACTTTACCGGCTTGAAAGACCGTGATGCCGAGCGCATTCTTCAGCAGGCTATTCGTGAAGGTCACATTGAACAGCGTGACGAAGTACGCAATGTAAACGGCGAGCAAAAAGTAGTGCCGTCGTTCATGCCCGCTCAGAATGTCGAGCAGCTCCCGGGTGGCATGGATATCCGTAAACAGAAGTTTAAACAGGCTGACGGTTCAACCAAAGAACAATTCGTCTACTACGACAATGATGAGCCTGTTGCTAAGTTTGATGATCAGTATCAGGCCGAGCGTTATGGCATTACCCAACAGCCTGACAATGTTCTTGACCGGATTGTTAAGTCGTACAAAGATCAACGTGGCCTAAGGGCGCAACGCTATGGTGCGTTGGCCGAGCGTGAGATTGAGTCACGCAAGAACCCAGAGATCAACCGTGCGGTCACCACCAAGCAAGGTGAAGAGGGTGCAACTGAGCGCCTAGGTGAGCTTGGCATTACCTATGTCGAGTTCAAGCCTGAAGTGAAAGAAGCGTTGCCAGAGATCATGAATATTCTGGCTCCCGCTTTGAACAAGCTTGGCCTGAGCCGGATTGGCATAAAGCTCGCAGACACCATCGACAACGGCGGCACAGACGGGTTTTACTTCAAGGGCATTATTACCATTGCGCTTGACCAAGACAATCCTCTTGGCATCATGCGGCACGAGGTCATTCACGCCCTCAAGGCTCTTGGTGTCTTTACGCCTTCGGAACTTAAAACGCTTGAGAAGTTTGCTAAGAAGTCATTGGCAGAAGGTCAATTCTTTGATCAAAAGATGCAAGATTTGTACAAAGAAAAATACCTTCAGACTCACCCAGACCTAAATGGTTTTGATGAGTACATGCAAGAAGAAGTGATGGCAGAAGCATTCCGTTACTTCACTGGGAACAAGCCGCCAGCAGGCTTCTTCCAGAACATGATGTACCGTTTAAACGCTATGTTCCGTGCAATTGGCAATGCTTTCCGCAGCGTTAAGCTGACCACGCCAGAGCAAATCTTCGCTGACATCGAGTCAGGCGAGATTGGATCACGCACAGGAACTGCTGAGGTTGGTCAGCCTCGCTATTCGATAAACGATAAAAAAGAAACTGCACCAGAAGGAATACCGCAAAATCTTTTTGATTTGCAAAGAAAATACGCAAAAATTACTGCAATGGCAAATGAGCGCATTCCTTCTAAACTAAACTCAAAAGGCGTTGCCCCAAGAACACAAGATTTAAAAAGAGAAGAGACGATGTCTTTTCGCCGTTTAAACAAAGCGGTTGAAGATTATGTTGGCGTTGAGAACGATGGCGATACAGCCAATGCAGCTTATAAGATGCTTGTTCGCCTTGCTGAAGCGTCTAATAAATTCAACGAAGACAACGACATTCGTTATTCTTTGGTGCGTCCTGCTGTTGCCGGTGAGACTGAAATCTCTACTCAGAACCCACAGGGTGCAAAGCGTAAGTACGACCCCATCACGCAGATGCTTTCAATCGATGAGGCGGCTGTTCGTGAGGGCATGAAGCTAAATCCAAAGAATAAAAAAGCAATCATTAGCGCCATCAAGGGTTACGGCTTTATTCCTAACGACACGCCAGACAGTCAAGTCATTGAGGTGTTTAAACAGAACATTGTTAACAACCTGCTGTATCTTTACAACTCCGTACCTGAAGACACTCGTCAGCGCAGCAAGCTTTGGTATGACGGTGCTAATCGCATGGCCATTGACATGGGCAAAGCCTTTGGCGTGACTAAAGAACAGGTTGCTGGAATTATGGCGGCTATGTCGCCTCAGAAAGATTGGTTTCAAAACGTCTCAATGGCTGAGCGAGCTTTGGATGTTTTAACCACCCAAGGTAATAAGGCTTGGGATGCCAACATGCTTAAGTACGCCGAAAGCTATGTGAATGAAGCCAAAGACCGTGCGGAACTTGAAAAGCGTCAAATTGCCTTTGAACAAATCAAAAAAGTGGCAAAGAAAGGCACGGTTCTTGATAAGATGAATGCCAATGATGCGGCTGCGTTTATTCGTGCCTATGATGAAGCATTTAATTCTAGAGACTACCGAATCGTCACTCCCGAGGGCGGTTTTGGCGGATTTGTTACAAAAGCAAACGGCGAACCGGCAACAATGATGTGGTCAACATATGACCCAATCAAGAAGTCCGTTTTAATTTACCGAGACGGTAGCCGCCCGAACATCAGCAATCAGCTTGGTGAAGAGCATAAAATTCGCTCGTTCTATAACAATATTGCCGCACCGAAGAGTGACATTGGCCATGTGACTATTGATACCCACGCCGTAGCTGCGGCCTTATTTGAGGCCTTAGCCGGTAGCGATGAGCCTGTTACGCATAACTTTGGCGGCACAGGCAAGTCAAGCCTGATCGGCGTTGGTGGTACATACGGCATCATTGCAGACGCTTACCGCACCGCAGCGGCACAGGTTGGCATGCTCCCACGAGAGATGCAGTCAATCACTTGGGAGGCTGTAAGAGGCCTATTTAACGCCGACATTAAAAACACCATCAAGCCAAAGATTCGTGACGAGTGGTCAAAGTACAAAAAAGGCGAGTTGTCATTTGAACAAGCCCGAGAGAACGCCGTTAAGATTGCTACGTCAGCACAGGGCGTTACTGACAACAAAATACCAGAACCAGATTGGAAAGATTCTGGCAAAGGTAAATTTGTTTCCGCTGGCGGCACAAGCTATGACAAGTCGTTTAAACCCGAAGGTGGTGTCAGGCTACGTCCCAAAGAGTCAATTCGTGAGAAGCTTTCGGTAAATCTTGCTGCTGTTACCGAGAGCATTCCGGGACTTAAAGAGTTGTACGAGCGAGCAAAAGGCAAAGACCTAAACGCTTACAAGCTACTTCAGCGTGTTGCAGAAGCAAGGCTTAGGTTCCTGCTTGGCGGAACCAAAGCAAAGATTACAGTCGATGACATCAAGGGTGTTTTTCTTGGTGACCGAGAGCCTTCCATCGCTTCTATCATCGCCTTTGACGAGAGCGAGATGAAGCCTGTCTTGGCGGCTTTGGCTCAGTTTGCGGAAAGCTTCAATCAAATTCAGGTTCATGTTCGCCAACCGACTGCGTATGAGTTTGGCCACAAGTACGGCGATGGCTCATACGCAACAGCGGTTTACAGAATAGAACTCAAGAAGTCTCTTAACGAAGCAACCATTGCACAGATTATTGAAGAGTCTGGCCTAAAAGGCTTTTCAGTCAGTAAAGACACGCTAACCGCCTATTGGGTTGATAACAACGTAAAAGGAAGTGAAGATGAATTTGCCAAGCAAATCAAGCAAGTCAACGACCTCGTCGGGAAACTGGATTCAAAACCTAAACAGTCAATTGAACGCCTCTTCGTCTACGGAACAAAAGACAGCGGAGCGCCCATTGGATACGACAAAATTAGTGGCGACCTTCGTACGGCCGAAGGGTCAGACACCAAAACGGCAAAGTTAATTGCCGACTACTTGGAAGACGGAGACATCAAGCCGTTTAAACAAAAACCTTTGACCCAAGGCCAGACCAAGGATCAGAAGTTGCTGTACCAAATATTTACCAAGCTGCCAAATAATGACTTAAAAAATCCTTTGGTCAGGAAGGCTTACAACCACCTTACAAAAGATTTGATCAAGCAGTACAAGACCTTACCAATTAAAGCTGAAGTAGTTACCGATGTCACGCTTGACGGCAAGACTTACTCTTACTTTGGCAAAGAAAGCAAGAAGCTTAAAGACGCTTTGTCTCGTGGAATGACCGAGGCCGAAGCCGATCAAGCAATTAAATACTTGGTTGACAATTACGGTGAGCCAAATCCAGCTTGGACGGGTATGCTTGGCAAGATTAAGCGTGATGAATCGACCTTGTACGGCAACATTGCTGACAACATGCGTAGAGATGTCAGCGAAAACAATCGACTGAAGGTCTACAAAACATCGCCTGAAACCTTCGGGCCAAAAGGCTCTAATTTTGCCGGTCACCCGCTGCTTAAGGATTCAGGTTTAAAAGACATTAACGGCTACCCAATGCTGTTTAATGACCTTCTGCGGGTAGTTCATGACTACTACGCACATAACCTGTCAAACGCCACGTTCGGCCCTAGTGGTGAGTTTGCTGCTCAGCGCAACCACATGGCCGTCACGCCTGACCCTTGGTCACGGTGGGCAATCATTGCTGAGACTAGGGCACAGAATGCTTGGCAGAACTTTAGGCCTGAAGTTGAGGGCATGTCGCTTATGGATCGGCCATACGCCGCTCAGAAAGCCGCTTTGCCACCCATCGACTTCGTCTTAACCGGCGATGAGAAGCTTGACGCACCTGTGCGTGTGCTGATGGATGAATTAACGCCTGCTCAGCGTCTTGGTAGTCTTAAGGAGTCTGATGCAAAAGACTTCAAAGGTACGTCAGTCAAGCCCCCAAAACCACCCAAGACCGCAGAGAAAGAAAACGTTGAATCGCCTGCTGGTGCGTCTCTCGCAATTCGCCCTCCTAGTGGCCCTGTAAACGAGCCGTTGATCACTAAGGTTGGCACACAGGCAACGACTAAGCAGCAGGTCACCACAGCCTATGAAGAGACCGTCAAAGCTTACAAGAGCAGCGACCTTCGTCAGAAAGCTCGTATTGCCTTAGTTGACCCAAGTTCAGCCCTTGCACAAAGCTTAGCCGCCTTGCCGCACTTTGACATGAACGGCACTCTTCGGGGTGACATGGTTTATCACGCCGGTAAGCAGGGCATCAATCTGATTAAAAACGGAATGGTCACCGGTGATGTTGTCGTAAACAAAGACGGCTCTCTTGTGGTTAAAGACAGCAAGGACAACCTAGCTGCTGCCGCCAAGCTTGCCGACTCTATTGACAACAACCCTTACGTTCGTGCCACGACAGACAAAGGCCGTTCGGTCTCAGGCCGTCAGTATGTGGGTGAGGTCGCCCGCATCCTTCGTGGTGCTGACATCATCGCTGATGACGCACAGACTAGAGCAGATGGTCTAGCCAAGATTGCAGCCTCTAAAGCCATGTACAAGCGTGTCAAGGGTATGCCTTTGACCAAACAGCGTGTTGCTTTAGTTCGTCAGATGGCCAAGCTGCGCTCAGAGGGTTTGAAAGAAAGCAAAGTCAATCGTGAGAAACAGGTCAACAAAGCGCAGATTGCTTGGGCTGAACATCAACTCAAGAGCGTTCCTGAGGTTAAAGAAATCCTTCGCATTTGGAAGGCCGTTAACACCGGTTTAGTTGATCTCCATGAATCAGTCGGCATTCTGTCAAAAGAACGTGCTGATGAGTTCCGTGGGCGTGACCGTTACGTCCCGCTGTTTAAAGCCCGTGAGGACTTGGAAGACACCGTATTCAACTTCTCAGGGACTGGTGCAAAGAGTGTTGCAAAAGGGCACAAGCTTGAAGGTTCTGAAGCCATTCGCAATATTTGGGAAAACGTTGACAAGCAATATGCCTCAATGGTTGCCACAGCATACGAGAACCAAACCCGCAAGGTTGCTGCTGAGCAGCTAATCAGCCTTAGCCCTCCCACAGGGTCTAAGTTCGCTGAGATCACCAAGAACCCCAAGGACTCGAGAATCAACCTTCGGTACTTGGAAGACGGCAAGATCGTCAACGTCATCGTTGAGAACCCCAATGATGTAGCGGCGTTCCAAATGATGAACTACGAACTTGGCCCGATTATGAAGGCCGTGTCAGGGCTTAGCAAAACACTGCGTGTCGGTGCGTTGTTGAACCCAATGTTCTGGCTTAAACAGTTGATTCGTGATCCTATCCACGCAACCATTGTTGCAGGCACAGGAGTCATTACGCCTTTCCATTCTGCTCGGGGCTTTATCAAAATCCTCTCTAAGAATTCCAAAGAGGCTGACATCCTTGCCCGTCACGGCGTGATCGGTGCTTACGACTCCACTCTGTCAATGGCACAGTATCTCAAAGACGTTGGCAAAGAAGGCTCAACACCTAGCGGAATGCAGAGGCTTTTCCATAAACTCATGACAATTCATGAGGCCTCTGATGCGGCAACTCGGGTTGAAATCTTCAAGAAGGCCAAGGCTGACGGCATCAAGAAAGGGATGACCGAAGAAGATGCCATCAATTACGGTGTGTTTAAAGCTCGTGAGGCCATCAACTTTGCTGTTCATGGAAACTCTTCGACCATCAACCAGCTTCGCCATGCAATCCCATTCTTCTCGGCTGCGCTGACTTCGCTCGATACGGTTTACCGTGCGGCGACTGGGTTTGGGTTATCTGGCAAAGAGAAGGCTGAAGCTAAAGCTCAGTTTAAACGTCGAGCAATGATGATGTTCCTCATGTCGCTTGCGTACGCATTTATGCTTCAGGGGGACGAAGAGTACGAGAAGCTTCCCGACTACGTCAAAGACAATAACTGGTTGATGCCAAACCCAGTGGGCAAAGGATTTATTAAATTTGCCACGCCATTCGAGGTTGGTTTTTTGTTCAAGACCATCCCCGAAGTGATGGTTCGCACAATGGCCGGAACAAGCACCGGAAAAGAGGCCATAGCCTCGATTCAGAAAGGTTTGATACAGAACCTCCCCGGGGGCGGTGTGATCTTCTCACAGGCCATTAAGCCTGCCGTAGAGGTCATTACCAACCATTCTTTCTTTACTGGGAATCCTGTCGAGAGTATTGGCGATCAAGGTAAGTCTGTGGCCAACCGTGGGCAGAGAGCCTCTGAGACGGCCAAGATGTTGAGTAGGTTTGGTTTGGATAATATCGGCCTGTCACCCGCTAAGATTGACCATCTGATTCAGGGTTACTTTGCGGAACTTGGGACGTTCACAACAAGTGCCGTTGATACCCTTATCTATTCCGCTGAGGGTAAGACACCGCCGGCCAAGAATTTTGAGTCTATGCAGGCCCTAAAGCCTTTCCTGACGGATCGTAACGTCAACAAGGCTGTCTCAGACTTCTACGAGATTGAGAAGTCAGCCCGTGAGGTTGTGGCAGACCTGAACGACATGAAGAAGAAGGGCATGATCAAAGACATCAGAGAGCTAGTCGGCGATGAAGAGAAGCGCAAGCAGATTGCCATCGAGCCTATGCTCAGAAAGACGATGGAAGGCATGGCTAAGATTCGTGCCCAAATTGGTTACCTCAGAGAGAACGAGGCAGGCATGACCCCTGAGGCTCGGCGAGACAGAATCAACGAACTGACTCAGTACATGAATCAGTACGCTGCTCAGGGGGTTAAAGCGGCCAAGTCTATGGGGTTACGGTAAGATGGTTTTCATCGAAGAGCCAACCAATGGTTTTTCGATGCGCCGCTTCCCACATCTCGGTGCGTTGGTCTCGGCTTAAGTTTTTTCCTTGGTCTAACTCAAAGTGACACCGAAAGCAAAGTGCTGCAATTCGGTAGTCACTACTCTTTATTCCTCGGCCTTTGCCATCCAACAGGCGGTTTGAATGCGCTGCAACCACCGTGCCGTCTTCTGCACCGCAGTGTTGGCATGGTGACTGCCTGACAACCTCTAGGAGCTTCTTGTTCCTATACATTGAACAACCATGCCGCAGCAACGTCAGGGCGTGGAACAAAAGCATTTTTATTCTTAATGCTTGACTCTAACTTATCATCGCCGTCACCCCAAGCCCACACTCGGGACACTTGACCAGTCTTGTTAACCTCAAAGTCGGCTATGTGGATTTTGCTTTGTTGATGCAAGACCTTGAGCGTGGAAAGAACTGATTTTATTGGCCTGCCGGTCATCGTAACCAACGCACTCGCAGTAGCCCTCTCAACTGTCTGTAAAACCTTTGCCACCGTTGATCCTTTAACGGTTGTGAACTTCATTACGTCACGCATCTATTGCCTTCCCCTCCAAGTATTCAATTACACCCTGAAGTTTTATGCAACGGGCGTATGCCAATTCTAATTCACGACCGTTTTTTGACCGTGCGTTCAATTCGTCCATCCATTGTTTGCGTAAATCCGCATTTTCTTCTTCCAATCTAGCTATCTCATTTTTTGCAAAACGCAATTGCATCGCTGCTGAAGGTTTTTTAATTGCCATCTCGTTTCCTTTGCTCGTCGTAAACACCCGCTAGATAGCCTGTTTCGTAAGCCTTGCGTAGCGTCATGATGCCAAGCTCAAGAACGGTGTTGTCTTCTATAAACTGCATCGCCCTGATCTGCGCCTCAGACCGCAGGTTGCGCTCTTTGATGATCTGCTCTTTAAGCTCAAGCAGTTTAAACTCTTCGTCTTCAGTCATGCTTTTCCCCGTGTTTTTCTGCGCCTTGCATTTTTCAATGTGTGTAATATTTCTTCGCTCATGTTTGACTGCAAAAAAGACAATACATTGTTAAGTATTTCTAAACGATCAACATGATCTAGTTTTTCATATGCGTCAGTTAACTTAAATTCGGTGCTTTTTGTTTTTAATTCGTGTTTAATTGTTATCATCTCTACAAAGTCAGTCATCGCTCTTCTCCTTGGTCAATGGGGCTTGAAATATGTACTCACTAAACCCGTTCAAAATATCTACCTTTGCCTGTTCCCGCCTTTCCTCGGGAATGTCTTTGACTGCGTCTTCAAGAATCTTTAAAACGCCCTGTGCCATTTCTTTAGGTGTTATTGCCATTGTTTTTCCTTTTTAGTTTTCGCTCTCACCCTGTCAAATATTTCGCCGTAATAATCTTCAGCTATGGTGTAGTTCCATATCTGACTCCACATTGAATCTTCCCTGCCTAGCCCGTGAAAGACCTTAGCCCAGTGCAGATGGTTAGCCCGACAGTCCTCGATGTACTCTTCTCGGCTCATGTAAGCGTCAGGAAACACCGTTCTTCTCCTTGAGTTTGGCTTCGATGGCACGGGAAAATGCTTTTTGTTTTGTCCAAGTAGTGTTGCCGTGGCTTTGCCCATCTGCCCACGCAACGTCATCATCCGTCAGCCCAACCCATTTACGTTTCATCGGTAGTGCTGTGCAAGCTAATACATCATGCACCTGTCTAAGCATGGCGCATAGATGGTCGTTTGTGCTGATTGATTCTTGCTCAGGCTGTGGCTCAAACGAGTGCTTAATTTTAGATGCCTCACCTTTACCTGTGTATGGTGCAAACTCAAACGCACCTTTAGGCAATCCAAAAGATGCGCTAACAACCTTGCCCTCACCT